CCACGTGAAATTATTACTTCAGCCATGGCTTGAGCATTTTTAACCACTTGTTGTTGATACGTTTTGTATTCAGGGGCCATTGCTTCTTTAAAACAAACTGCTTTAGCTGCAATTGCATGTACCAAAGGACCGCCTTGGTTACCTGGGAACACCGCAGATTGAAGTTTTTTCTCAATTTCTTCGTTTGCTTTGGCAAGGATTAGACCAGAACGTGGGCCACGAAGTGTCTTGTGCGTAGTAGTCGTTGTCACATCAGCGATTTGAACTGGACTTGGATAAACACCTGCTGCAACCAAACCAGCAACATGCGCCATATCAACAAACAAATAAGCACCAACTTTATCCGCGATATCACGGAAACGCTGCCAATCCACCACACGGCTATATGCAGAAAAACCTGCCACGATCATGCGTGGTTTATGTTCCGAAGCTAAACGTTCAACTTCTTCGTAATCAATCTCGCCAGTTTCAGGATTTAAACCGTACTGAATGGCATTATAAGTTTTACCAGAGAAGTTTACTTTTGCACCGTGAGTCAAGTGACCACCATGTGCAAGGCTCATACCCAATACTGTATCGCCTGCATTTAACAATGCTAGGTATACCGCAGAGTTTGCCTGTGAACCGGCATGCGGCTGAACATTGGCATAATCAGCACCAAAAAGTTCTTTAGCACGGTCAATCGCCATTTGTTCAATAACATCTACATATTCGCAACCGCCATAATAGCGTTTGCCAGGATAACCTTCTGCGTATTTGTTCGTAAGTTTTGATCCTTGCGCTTCCATCACAGCAGGAGAGCAATAGTTTTCAGATGCAATTAACTCGATATGTGCTTCTTGACGCTCACCTTCAGAAGCAATTGCTTGAGCTAATTCTGGATCAAATTCAGAAATGGAAATATTGGCAAACATTAGCGGGGGTCCTATAAATTAGGGCTTTTAAGCCGTGCTAAGATTGCGGCATATTGTAGCATGAACTTTATAATTAAACAGAATCAAGTTAGCTCAGTTTTAAATAAAAATGGCTCAATTTTTATAAAAAATGAGCCATCAAATCTAAAATAATTTATAAACACTTAAAAAGCTTTTAATTAATAATTTTCCAAAGTTAAATTTAGCTTTTCATAGCAATAAAAAAACCTTAAATATCAAATACTCTTATTGAGCTGCCAGCAAGTTTTGTACATTTCCAACAATGTTATCTACATTACTGCTCATTGCCGCCTCATGGTCCCAATTACCCGTTACATAGCTATTAATCTTTGTACCGACGACAGTGGCATTAGATATCAAAATATCAGTAGCTACTTTCGGAACTGTTGTATCTGCTAGCCCCTGATAAATAATAATCGGTGTAGTGACTTTTGCCTGTAAAGGTTGAGAATCTTTATCTAAGAATGTTTTAACTAAAGGTACTGCCATAAAATTAGGTTGTGTACGCGTATATCCATCCAGTGTTCCATTATGCTCTGTAGCATACTTAGTCATACCTGCACCAAAGGCTTGCCCCAATGGCCCTGCACAAACTGTTTCCGCCTGCTGTGCAGTACTTGCTGTTTGTGAAGTAAATACTTGGGAATAATCAAAGCTTGGCTGTGTATTTCGAATGCCGGCTGTCACTAAAGCAGTATATGTATCAAGCTGCGCATACATTGGAATCTTTTTATCCACAGTTGCATTAGCAACAGCCTGTTCACCTGCAATTAAAATAAATCCTAGATTTGAAGCTGGTGCTACCGCTACTGTACCTTTATAGTCTAGCTGCGCACGGCTCGCATATTGTGCAGCGCCCAATGCAGCATGCCCACCTTGCGAATGTCCTACAGTAACCCACTTTTTCGAAGTTAATAAATTCCGTTGTAATAAATAATTGCGTGTTGCTACTACTGCATCGGTAATTGAATAAGCTTCACTTTTAATATTTAAAAATGGATGTATACCTGGTGTACCTAATCCCTCATAATCTGGTGCAACCACCACATAACCCGCTGCAAGAAGTTTACTAATTAAATCTTTAGTACTGTCTGTTAATGCCGATTTACTCGGTGCACATGCATCTGCAACCCCTGTCGTACCATGTGCCCAAACCACAATTGGCCAACCGCCTGCTGGTGGTGGAGTAGTTGGTGTAAATACTAGACTTGTTGCCTGCACCTCTTGTCCACTTTGACCTAACATTTTATAAGTTAAAATACTACTTTCAGCAGCAACCGCTCCTAAGTTAGTACTTGTATAAGCATCGACCTTAACCACTGGATTTTGAATATTATTGGCTGGAGTACCTGATGGATCAGTAGTTGCTGGACTGTCATCGCTACTTCCATCTCCACATCCCGTCAATAGTAAACTTGTGCTAAGAACACTGGTCATGAACAATTTCATTTTCATTCGTATATCTTCCTTAAATTCAATTTTTGTTGTGCTTTAGTTTTTAATGAACATTTTAAATGTCTTACAAACAATTACGCCTAATCTTCATTTTTCGCAAGTGATATTTAATCAAAATGAACAGCGAGATTTTCTACTTTTCAACATAAATTGCATTTGATAGCTCATCTAGCCTTACTCTATGTTTTAAAGTAGATAGCCAACTGTTAAGATTGATGGTTACTTGTAATTGTTTAAAGGTTCAAAAGATGCAAGCCATTATTTTAGATACAGAAACTCATACACTAAATGGTTTGCCTATTGAAATTGCATACGCCCCTATTGAACTTAATGCAGGTAAACTCACTTTAGATAAAAGCAAATTGTTTGATCAGCTTTATCAGGTGGGAGCTCCGATCTCTTATGCTGCAATGGCTGTTCACCATATCTTAGAGTCCGACCTAGAAAATCAGCCTCACTATAAAACCTTTAAATTACCTGATAGCACAACTTATATTATTGGCCATAATATTGATTATGATATTGCCGCAATTGCTCGCTGTGGCGTCGATGTATCTCATATTAAACCGATTTGTACTTTAGCTTTAGCACGTAAAGCTTGGCCAGATGCCGAAGCTCATAATATTTCTGCACTCATTTATATGATTTCCCAAGGCAGCGGTAAAGCTCGAGAAATGCTTAAAGGTGCGCACCGCGCCGACGCTGACATTATTTTAACTGCCAATATTTTGATGCATATTATCTATCATTTAAATATTCAAGATATTGAAGAGCTTTACCAAGTTTCTGAAGAAGCCCGTATTCCGCATACGATTAATTTTGGTAAGCATAAAGGTACGGCAATTGCTGAACTGCCTAAAGATTATATTCAATGGCTTCTACGTCAAGACGAGCTCGATGTCTATTTACGCAAGGCATTAGAAAGCGCATTTTAATTTCCTTAAATAGATGATATTCATAAATTCTTCATCAAATTGTCATTTTTGAGTTTTATCTTTAACCCCATTTATATTTTATTAAGAACAGTACTGTTTGATTGAGAAAAATCAAACAGACTGCTTCATTTTTATATTGGGGAAATACAATGTCTGGTTTTTATCGAACCAATTTGGGAAGAGTTGCGCTTCAACAACGTAATATTACGTTAAATGCAAAACAAAGACGTTTACTTCTATTAATAGACCATGAAGATTTTCAAAGTCTCGATACCGAGTTTAAAAAGCGGATCGCCCCACCAGAACTGATACAACAGCTCATTGACTTAAAACTAATTGCACCTTCTAGTGAAAATTATTCAGAGTTACCTGAACAAATATCTCCCCAAGAGTCATCTATAACAACTAAAGAAATACATCAAAAAAATGTTGATGAGAATAAAAGTAATGATTTAGTTGGAGAAATTCAGGTTCCTCAATCAACGTCTGCGCCTTCAAATATTGAAAATAACCAACCAAGCATTCCAGTTCAACAGCTCTCTTTTGAAGAAATACAACAGTTGATGAAGCAAAGCTTAAGCCAATACTGTGGCCTTATGGCAAAGCCACTTATTCAAAAAATAGAGCAAATAAAAACACTTCAAGAACTTAAAATGTGCCAAATGCAATGGATTACCAGTTTGCAGGAATCACGTATTCCTCCTCATGAGCTAGCACATACGCTCCATTCTATTAATTATTCAATTCAGCTTATTCAGCAACGCATCTAAAATAGAACAAGCTGCTGTTTAATTAAGCATTAAACTCACTTGGTACGTATTTCGTGCTTTACCTACCGGTGTTTTTTTCCTATGATGTGCCCCACACATGTGCGCTCGTAGCTCAGTTGGATAGAGTACAGGTTTCCGAAGCCTGGGGTCGTGGGTTCGATCCCCGCCGGGCGCACCAATCTATTTTATAAAATCAATAACTTATATATATTTTGGCGTATATTTGGCGTAATGCGCTATTTATCCACAGGTTTAGAGGTAATTTTGCTTCTTATCAAAGGTCCATCTTTTACCGTTGTAAGTCACGGTGCCGTCCAAATTAATCGGCAACTCTTTTAATGAATAGTCGTAGATTTTAACAACATTCCCATTCTTATCTAAGTCAGCGGGTAGATTGCAAGTATTCTCCATCCTGCCCGCTTCCGAAACCATGATCATTAATTGCTGCATGATAAAACCTCGAGAGAATATGAAATGAGAAAAACTTTGCTCAAAATGTGCAATTATCCAGATTATTGAGCAAATAATTGCACTTTAATAAAGGCTCTTACTCAAGAGCCTTCACAATCGCACCGTGTCTTGCTTTGCAATCATTATATTTTGCAACTGTATCAACTGACCAGATCATTAAATCTTTGCCCGTTGTTCCCGCCAATTCATTTAGATTTGGGCATGGTTGAATAAGATTAGCTGGTATTACCGGCTTTAATGAGTTCATTGAGTTGCTGCACCCCAGCATCGTCAATACAGCTAGACTTATAAACAGGACGCTCCACGATCTTTTGCACTTCACGCTCAATATATTCGACTTTGGTGCTTTGCTCTGCTTTGACTTGTTCATAGTCTGCGCTCACTTTATTGATCTGATTTTGCTTTTCTGCAAGAGCTTTCAAATTCTTGCGCTCAATCTCTTGGATCTGAGATTGACACTTTTGTTCAGCTTCTTTTAGCTGACCAGTTTTGTAATTGAGTACGGCCAAAGATATGGCCAATAAAAAAGCGAGAAACACAATAATGATTTCTCGCCAATATTTAGCAGCAAATACAATCCACATCACTGCGCTCCTATACATTTAGCATGTCTTTCAAGCTGTCTAGTCCAGACGCCATAGCATCCATTTTTACGAATAGAGCAATCGCGCTTTGCAACGTACTTATATTTAAGTAATGAGTCGCAAGCCGCTTTATATTGACCAGCTTTCAAGTGTTTAAGCATTGATGATTTTGCGAATGTTGGTACCCCGTACTGATATGAAAAATCCAAGTAAAGGTCATATTCAGTTTGTGATAATTTCACGCCCTTCAATGAATCCTTAAATGTCACTTCACGTTTAGCCACATCATTTCGCAACCACTTGTCTGCTGTCGCACGTGTAATTGGTGGATCTGTCATTTTTACAGGTGAGCCATCTGGCTTGAATGTTGAACCATGGCCCTGTGTTGGCCGATCCCCTTTAACGGGTATTACTGGCTTTGATGTAAACCCTTCATCGTTTTTTACGCCCACAAAAAAAGCAGCCGAAGCTGCTAAGACTGCTGCAATATATTTAGTCTTGTTTGACATTACAGTCACCTTTCTTTTCTAAGCTTTCTAAATAAGCTTTCAGTGCAATTTCATCGCGCTTATTTTTCTTTTTGGCGTAATACCAGTTCATTAAAAAACCAGCTAAACCAATGATGATACTGACCCAAAATGCTAAATCGATTGACCCGATCCACGCCGAAACTGCTCCTGCCACACTTCCCCCGTATGTTGCACCCTTACTGGCCGCCAAAGCGGTCGATGTATCTATAATTTGCTGATTGTCTGCCATGCAGCCCCCTAATTTCGGCAATAAAAAAGCACCCAGTTGGGTGCTATCTAAGAAATTTCTAAATTAAAAATTTACTGCTTCAATTTCTTCATATGTCAAAGCAGTTTCAATTTTCTGTCGTGCAATACGCCCTCTTTCGTGAACGCCTGCAATATGTGCCTGCAAAGCAGCGTAAAGCCCTTTAAGCTGCTGCGCTGTCAATTCAACT